AAACAACTCAAAGAGATGATTTCTTGCAGAGTGGGGTCGTGACACCTTTGGCAGAATTAAATCTATCCGCAGAAAGAGGCGGTGACTTTGTAAAGATTCCATTCTACAAAGCTAACTTATCTGGAGACTTTGAAGTTCTTACAGATTCATTATCATTAACACCTGGAAAGATCACAGCCGATAACCAAATCGCTGCTGTTCTTCATAGAGGTCGTGCATTTAGTTCAAGAGATTTAGCTGCATTAGCAGTTGGTGGTGGCCCTGATCCAATGGCTGCTATCGCTCAGAAGATGGCTGCTTATGTAAACAACCAGAAGCAGAAGGATTTATTCTCTTGCTTAACAGGTGCATTTGGTTCAATCAACGCAAACGATAGCAACTCTGCTTTATTTGCTTTAACAATTGATTCAGAATCAGGAGATACTCCAACAACATTAAGTCCAAGACACGTTGCAAAAGCACAATCTTTACTTGGTGACCAGGGATCAAAACTTACAGCCGTTGCAATGCACTCAAAAGTCTATTATGACTTAGTTGAGAGAAATGCAATTGATCGCATTTATGACAATACTGGCGCACCTGATACAGCAGCAGCTTCAGGTAGCACAGCAGGGGCTTTCCCAGGAACAACATCTATTCCTACATTTATGGGATTAAGAGTTATTGTTTCTGATGATGTTCCAACAACAGGATCTGGTTCTTCTACTGAATATTCAACATTCTTCTTTACACAAGGAGCAGTTGTCACAGGTGAGCAAGCACCAATCAGAACACAGACAGATAGAGATATCCTTGCTTTAGAAGAAGCAATGGCTGTTGACCTTCACTACATCTACCATCCAGTAGGTTTGAAGTATGCAGTATCCACTGTTAACCCAACTCGTACCGTATTAGAGACAGTTGCCTCTTGGTCGAAAGTGTATGAGACAAAGAACATCGGAATTGTCCGTGCTACTAACGTAAG